TGCTTCCGTTACACCGCCAAGGAGTATTCGCTGTTGCTCTGCTTTGTTCTTAGCGTTCTGTCCTATCATAGACATAACTCCACCTAGCACGGTGGAGAAGAGCATTGTGATGAGTTCTAGGGGTAAGCCGAACATTAGTCAGTCTCATTCACTAGACGGACAAGCTCTCTTGCGTTAGTACCTTCAGGGATGTCCACCCCCCTCTGTGTAAGCCAGCTTCTCATAGCTCTAAGGCTTCCCGAACCAATATCCCCATCAATGTAAGTCCCTACCTTTTCTTGGGCTGTAAACTCGTTATTTAGCCTTGCTTCGTCAGCCTCATCCTGTTTGCCAGCCTCTTCTAAACGAGCTATTACGTCCATCCATCGCTGATTACCTTTGTAGGCACTTCCTGTACCGTTCCAAGTAACTCCTCTAGGAACCTCGCCTGAGTGTCCGATAGCGTCCTTTAGATCATTAGCACTTAGACCATCATTTCTTTCAGGAAGCCTGTCTTGTAGATAAGCCTCTGTTACAGCTAACATTACAGAGGGGTTGTTTAGTAGTATGTCAGGGTCATTTACCAAAGCATCTCCAACGCCGATAGCCTCTCCATACTTACGGTAGTTGTCTTTGCCCGTAATCTGAATCAGACCTCTACCTCTGTACTTATGACCTTCATTTGCAGCATTACCCATACGATCTCCATAGGCAATATCAAACAGAGTCACTTGATCTTCAGCAGAAAGCCTATTGCTTCTTCCGTAAAGAGCCTCAATACGTGCGATTCTGTTAGCATCACCGCCGCCAAGCGTTGCAATAGCAGCTTGCTTAGTATAATTACTACCTTCTAGTAAGCCACTACTAGACTCTGCATCTACTGTAGCGCTGAAAGCAGCTTTTCTTGTAGGCTCAAAGTCTAGTGAGTCATCTATGTACTCTAAAGCATCTTCTCTGTTTGTAAACTGATCACCTGTTACTGCCAGTCTATCAGATAAAAGCTGACCCTCTGGTGGATTAAGCCCTGACTTAGTTAGGAAGTCATATGCTTTAGTTGTTGCACCTGCAACCTCACCACCTTTAGTATCAAACCTAGGACTCATAAGCCCTTCACCTGTTTCTGTATCAGCAGGAGCACCAACACTGCCATAGCCCTCTGCACCACCTAACTCACGTGGGTCAGTACCTGTATCAGCCTCTGTTTCTTCTGCTACTACAGGAGCATCAGTACTTTCAGCATCACCTATCTTACGTGGGTCTGCTACACCCTCTGACAAGCGGGGGCTATCTGCAACGCCACGTGGTTTAGGCACACCCTCAAAGCGTGGATCTGGTACAGATACTACTTCACCTGGGCGAATCATGTCAGGGTTCTTGATCTGTGGATTAGCATCAATAACAGACTGTAGAGATACACCCTTATCCTTAGCGATACCACTGAGCGTATCACCCGCCTTAACCTCTAGTTCTTCTACAATGATAGGCTCAGGCTGTAGTGCATCCTGTAGCACATCCGTATCAAGGTTAGGCTCAGGTTCTTCTTCACCCATAGTGCCTTGGTAAACCTCTGGTACTTCTACACCTAGAGCTTCATACAATGCACGATCTGCTGCTGTAGTCTCAAACGGGAGACCTCCCTGTGGTGTAGTGTCATCATCCGATCCGCCATCATAGGGTGTAAACATAGGGCTATCATAGAAGGATATGCCTGAGTCGCCATCATCATCAGAACTACCGCCACTAGGTAAGTCTGCACCAGCATCAGAGAACAGATTAGCAATGCTCTCAAAGAAGCTAGGCTCATCATTATTATCATCATCGTTAGCTGTAGGGTTAGCTGTACTACTCATAATACCCGATGAGGTAGAAGCGGTTGGGTTACCGTAGCCTTCTGAGCCACCTAAGTTACGAGGGTCACTACCTGCAGAACTTGTAATACCTTGTGTGTTATAATTGGGCATGTCTTTATCCTTAAGCGAAGATGATGTCTGCAGCGTTAGAAGCAATAGCACCCATGAACGTACCTGCAGCAGCGCTAAGAGCCGAACCACTGTCATCCTCTGCTCCTGCGCTTATGTTAGCTACAGCAATCTTAGCATCCCTGTCTTTATCATTCTCTGCAGATTGCCAAGCCCAAGCCAGAGTATCACGCTCACGCTGTATGGCATTGTTGTAACCTGTCATGGTAAAGTTATTAGCAGCCTGTGCAGCATCACGGTTTGCTTGGTTTAGTGCAGCATTATCTGTTGTAGTAATAGCCTGTGACCACGCTGCATTAGCCTGTGCTACAACTAGCTGGTTCTGTGCATTGAATGTGTCACGAGTATTCTGCTGGGCAGAGTTAAACTGGCTAAGAGCATTTGCTTCACCTGCGTTAAAACGCTCCATAGAGTTGTACTGATCATTGTTAAACTGATTAATGTTGTTCTGTAGGTTAGAGAAGAACATATCAACCTGATCATCACTAGCAGCGTTGAACTGTCTAGCAGCATTGGCAGCTGCAGTATCAGATGTATATACACTAGCTAGGCTCTGTGCTTTAAACATAGCCACTTGCTGTTGGTTACTCATGCTAGACATATCAAAGTCAAGGAAAGCCTGAGCACGTTGTACGTTAGCCTGCTGCCTGTTGTTAAGATTAGTCATGTCTAACTGTGACATAGCTGCAGCATCTGCCATGACCTTAGCGTTCTTAGCATCAAGGTTAGCAATGTCTACAGTCTGAGCCATACGAGCATTCTCTAGTGCAACCTGTTGCTCAGCTGTGAAGTTGATACGTGCTACATCAGCGATACGTGCAGCATTCTGTACACGTGACTGAAACTCTTGGTCAAACTCTATGCCCAAGAACTTAGAGCGTTGCTCAGCAGCAAACATAGCAGCCTGTTGCTTGTTAGACAAGTTCTGTGCTTCAAAGCTTGCACGTGTCTGTGCATCCATCTGTGCGATAGGTAGTGCAGACTCCATAGCAGCCTGTACAATAGCTTGACCAGCCATAGACGAAGCACCTAAGCCACGTGCAGCTAGTGTAGCTGTAGCAGCCCTCATAGCTCCTGCAGCCCATGCTGGTGTCTCACCACCCTCAAACTGTTCTAACAGACCTGTAAGTTGTCCCTGTACAGTAGCCTCAGTAGATGGCACACCTGTAGCAGCAGTAAAGTTAGTCTCCGCTTTAGCCCGTGCAAAGTCTACAGCACTGGTTACTTCCATCTCTGGTGTGACTTCTAAGGGTGCTACACCCTCTACACGTTGAGCACGACTGATCTGCTCTGCACTTAATCCTAACTGTGCCAACTCATCTGTTGCCATAGTAGCGGCCTGAGTTAAGGCTTCTCTGCTAGGCTTACCAGTTACAGCAGTAAGCTTAGACATGACATTAGCTACTTCAGCAGCAGCCTCTTTAGGTGTCATACCTGCAGCTTCAAACTCTTCTGCTAGGGGTGCATTAGCAGCTATGTCAGCCTCTGTCTGTGCAGCAGTATCAGCCAATGCAGCAGCCTGACCTGTACCCTCAGCAATCATACCCTCAGCCTTCTGTGCCTCAGAGGTAAGGGCTACATCAGCCTTAGTAGTCATAGACATAGGATCACTAAGAGCAGCAGCCTGTAGTTCTGTAGTGCTAGGTGTACCTATACGCGCTACGTTTGCACTGGCCTGTGCTAGATTAGCTTTAGCTACAGTAACTTTGATCTGTTGATCGTCTACGAGCTTCTGCATTACTTCTCGTTGAGGGTCATCAGCAGGAAGTCTAGACAGCTGTTGAGATAGAGAGTTTAATGTACCCTGCTCTTGAGATACAGCAATCTGTGCAGCGTCTAGTGAAGCGCCTACATCAGTAAGTGCTTCGCCTGCTTGCGCATACTGTCCTTGTCTGTACATGTCTAGCTGTTGAGTGTACTGCTCTTGAGCAGCAGCACTGGCTTTGTAGGGATCAGACTCTTTATACTGCTGTAAAACATTAGCTATATTAGCTGCTTCATTCTCTATGCTTGCACGTTTCCTGTAGGGAGACTTTAGTGTAGTCCCATCAGCATACGTAATAGTCCAGTTTCTGCTACTACCTGTTATTGCATAGTCGGTAGGATCTTGTGGTAAGTTACCAGAGGACAGCATCTTAGTAATGCCAGGTATGTTAACCTCAGCACCTGCACCCTTTGATCCACCAGCTATCTGTTCTAGGAAGGGTGCATAGTCAGCTTCTGTTAAACCCTCAGGTGCAGTAGGTAGACCTTCTATAGGTGTATAGCTAGTAGAGGGCTGCACACCAGTAGGTTGAACGGTAGTAGTAGGCTGACTCATATTAAACCCACCAGTAGTGTTAGGTGTGTTAGGAGGAGGATTGCCCGGTTTATCATTATCTGTAGAATGCGATGGCTTTGCACCTACACCGCCTGTATATGTGTTTTTATATGTAGTACCAGCAGCCGTTTGTACAGGCTGTGTAGCAAGTGTTGCAGTTCCGCCAACAGCATAACCACTAGGAGACATACCAATACGCTTCTGCGCTAGTTCAGCCATCTTACCAACACGTGCTGCAGCACCAGGTTGAGATGCTAAGAACTTAGCCTGCTCATCAGCCTGCATACCCTGCATCTCAGGTATAATCTTACCCATCTGTTCAGGTGTAAACCCACCAAATCGTTTAGCCATTATAATAGTCCTTATTAATTACCTAGTTTCATCCAGATTGCAGCCCCGATGAAGGTAAACACAGCAATGGTTGTTATCTTTACGAACGTATTCCATATGCTCAAGCGTGTCTGACGCCAAGTGTCAAGCAAGCTACGGATCTCACGGATGTCTACAGCAGCTGTCTCATCTTGCAAGCCCAACTCGCGCAGGACTAACTTAGCCCCACGCTTAGCTGAACGATCTAGCATATCTTCTAGCTCTTCTGTAGTTAACTTAATCTCTGACACTGAAAACGTTCCTTATAGGCTACGGCTTAGTAGGCCAGTCAGCGTCTTCCAAGTTAGGAAAGTTAGCATGATCTGTGATGTCACGTAAAGCCTGTCTATAAGCAGTAGTTATATCATCCAATGTGTTATCTGTCAATGCTAAGTAGTCTGTTTCAGCAAGTAAAGTATCACGTTTAGCACGTACAGCCTCAGCTGCTGTAGCATCAAGGGTAGCCTGATATGCAGCCTCATGCTCAGCTTTAGTGGTTGTAGT